TCATTAAAGCAGAATATTCTAGTTTTCTTTTTCTCTTCTTCCGGGTTCTCTCTCCATAGCTTCCGGGTAGCTCCCCAATCAGGAGCTATACCTCTTATCCTTTCTTCTTCTACTTCTATCTCTTCCTCTATTCCATTCTCATTCACTACCATCTTCTTAACCTTTTCCTTAACTATAATAGGCTTTATATGTTCTCCTCTTATACAAAACATACCTAGCCTGAAAGGTAAGACTATATCAGTAGCCTCATCAAACATCTTATCAACTATCATCTTCATCATACCATATACTATCTTTGCATATACTTCCTGTCCTACCTTCTCTGGATAGTTCTTAAGATAGTACCCATAGGCATCATCCCTAATATTAAGCTTGTCTATCATCTTGTTCTCTTTGTTGTTGCTGATATTGTTGAGGCTGATGAACCATATTACCAGATATGGTAATATCATCACTAGCATTATTAACCTTATCTTCTTTCATTTGAGTAAATAGTATTACTAGTTCTTGCATAGCTAGCTGACCTAGAGCTTTCATTTGCTCTCTATCAAAGGCAAAATCTACCTCATAGGCACTCATACACTTACAACTAGCACAATCAGTCTTCTCTCTAAACTCGTGTACTTCCAATGGGTCTTGGAATAGCCCATCTACTACAAGAGTAGTAGGTTGAGTAAGTACAGTAATATATAATCTCCCATCTCTCAAGAAGACTACAGGCTTATTAGAAGTGTACTTATTACCTTTCCTATACTTACTAGCCTCATATTCAATTATATCAAAGCCACTACCACTATCTGCTGCATATATGTCTCTAATTAAATCCCTGCTCAAGTCTGTAATAAATGCAGGAAGTCGGAGCTTGCTCCGCAATACTACAGAACTTGAAGCAGGTATAAGGTTACATTCAGTAGCACTTGCTTGTTCCATCTCTACGCAAGTTAATACCTGATAGCACTCACTATTTATAGCTTGTCCATTGTTACTTCTCTGCCTGATAAGTGTAGCTCTAGCTGATATAGCAGCACTATATATATGCCTGCTAACCAGCCTAGTATCTTTACTCTGCAATCCCTTACTATAAATAGATTGTATTGTTTGTATGGCTTCTTCTATTAAGATCATGCTGCCAGTTTGGTTTTAAGTTTTCTATCTAATTCACCTACAAGCTCATTCCTAAAGTAATAGGCATCATAAGTCCTATACTGTCCTAATGAGTCTAGGTGTACTATCAACCTATTAGAAACAGGATAGCCTAGTTGTTCCAGAAGGATGTTATATAGGGATAACTGTATCTGGTAATGATTATATGGGTGAGATTGCAGATAACCGAAAGGAGCATTCATCATATCAAAGGTCTTGAATAAGTCTCCATTTGTCTTATAGTCCGCAAGTACTAGGCTATCACTATATCTATCATACAGGAGTAAGTCACAAGTCCCCGCATACTTGTACTTCCTGTGATACATTCTTAACTCTTTAGCTATAATAGTATATCTATTCTGAATTGACTTCAAGAATAATACTCCTGCTTCCTTTTGTGGCGTATTAGGAGTCTTAAACCCATCCCACTTCTCTAGCCATTTATGTGTCTCTGTACCTAAGTCACAGGCTAACTTATTTATAGTCTGCCATTTATGAGCTAGTTCAGCTTCACTCATACCTTCCTTCCTAGCACATAGTGGTAGCCACTTATTCATATCAAATGGTGGTACATAGCTCTCTACCTTACTAGATACAGAAGGTAGATACTCCATATATCCATTGCTGTGCATGATATAGTAGAGGTGTCTCTTTGCCTCAAACTTAAGTGGTGAGAACATCTTCTTTGCATTAGTCCCTATTTGCTTTGTATTAATCATACAACATTAGCTTTATATTCTCTACTATAGTAACTAAGCTGTTGTGGTGTAAGATGTTTCTTTATATCTGCTTCCTGATTTGGTAGTTCTAGCAAGCAGTCCTGAAATGTCAGTCCCCTATCTAGAACCTCAACCATATTTTCCCAACCACCCATATTATTAACAGAGGCTGTCTGATTATATATCCTACTACCATACTTTATTGCCATCTTAATATAGAACATCTGTAACTTCCACATATCTCCATGAGGAGCAGTCCAAGCAGGTCCATTTGGACCATGATCTGTCCTTAACCCATTATTTCCTAATATACACCTACTCCCATACCTATTAGCCATATAGTCCCCTATCTCTTTACTGGTCTCTATCTCTTTGAAGAATGGAATAGTTATATGTTCAAACTGAGTAAGTGCCATACCTATATTAGTTCTTTGAAAAGCAGCCATACTATCTATGCTTCTATATAAGCAAGCTTCCAAGTTCTCACTTGTTAAACCAGCACTTATATATTGGTTTAGTCTTACTAGGTCATCTCCATCATTACCTATTCCAAAGATCATAGGTTCTCCTGTACCTGGCCCTGAAGCTGTCATGATTACTTCACTTAGAAACTCTGCATCATCAAATTGAGTAGATAACTCCTGCATCAACCTTTCCCACAAGGTCATATATTCATCAGTCCAGAACTTAACACAATAGTCACTAGCATCCTCAAATCCAGGTGTAGTTTCAAAGCCACTCTTTTCTAGTGGAAACTTCCCACATTGAGTCATCATCCAGTTAGGCGCAAACACTCCTGATATAAGCCTTAGTTTGAAGTGTATATCCAGACCTCTTAACTTCATTGCTTCTCTCCATTCTCTCCACTCATTCAGTACACTAAAGTTAAACCTATTTTCATCTGGCCACACATCTTTCATGTATTGCCTTATCACTACATTATCTACGTTAGTAAGAAATTCAATATTAGGATTCTCACTGTTAAACCATTCATCTTGCCTTATACATAACCCTGCAAGTGGTGGTTTAGCAGTTACATCTCCAGAGCAATCCTGCTCTACTATTTTTACCTCAACAAATGGGTGTACTCTGTAGGTTCTCACTTTCATATAATTAGATTTCTGATTTAGTCTATAACTAAATATAATTATTTTTCTTACACCATATTATATATGCACACATTTTTAGGGCTTAGATAGGTTTTCAACTTCCACCATATCTATTGGGAAAGCACCACCACTAAATACCTCTATAACCAAATCAGCAGCTACCACCCTAGGCATCTTGTTACCCTTCCTAAAACTACCTAGGTTAAAGGTTACAGTATTCCATAGGTTAGTATTAGTATTAATTACTGTATAATTAGTAGTACCACACCTAGATGCTTGCCCTATTCCCCACTCTGCATAACCACTATCCTTATAAGTTACCTTAACTTGTATAACATCACTCCCAGGAGTAACTATAAGGTTATCATCAATATCAAAGTATAATGCTGTCTTCCCATCATACAGCTTAGGTATCCTAGCATTCCTTCCAAATAGGCTACCACCATCTATCCTTAATGCTCCAGTAGAAGTCTCAAACACTAACATCTGTGTCATATTCAAACTATAGTTCTGAACACAGTACCAGCATATATCATTATCGTAGTTCAACTGGTCTTCACTAACTATAGGTATAGGTAATAACTTATACCCTGCTGCCTGAAATGCAGCTACCCTAGATAAGTTTCTATTATTATAAGCTACATTCACATATCTAATTTGCTTCTGAAAGGTATCATCAGCACTACCATTAACAAAGGCTATTTGCCCCCAATAAGTAGCATCATCAGTAAAGACTTGTCCCCATGTGGATTCAGGATAGTTCACACTATCTAAGAAGTTAACCTTCTCTGCAAGTGCCACAAATCCCTTATTAGCAGTTACAGGATTAAACTGATTAGAGTACTTATTAAGAAAGGCTGCCATATAAGGTGTATGACTAAGATATGCCCAAGTATCAAAGAACTGTCCATTAGCCCTCTTCAAAGATAAGAAGCTTCTTATACATTGAAACTGGTCAGCAGGGTAAGGACTATTCTTTACTGGTATATCAAACTCTCCAAAGTAGTTACTAGGTAGCCAGTTAATACTATAAGTCTCTCCATTAACAGGATAACCATGTGAAGCATCACCATGCTTGAATATCACTCCTGGGTATCTAGTGTGATACACTAGAAGATTCTCTGCATCATTACCTGGATTAAGAGCTAAAGGTCTAACTCCAGCTAGCCTAGCAAAAGTCAAGTCCAGTCTATCCTGTACATATAGAAACCATGTAGCATCATTATCTATATCATCATAAGGTGGTGGAGCAACTCCTTTAATTGGCCCTTCATCTCCTGTACTACCATGACTACTAAACCATCCTTTAAACCTACTAGCGAAAGTAGGATACCTAATTATATAAGCTTTCAAACTATCAGCTAGAGTTCTATCATATCTGTCAGAGTAGAAGATATAGTCTGCATCATAGTAGTCAGGCCAAGGTCCAGCTTTGCTTCCACCTGTAGTAAAGAATATAGGTACTCCTGCTCCTACTAACCAGTTATTAGGAGATACTATAGGGGCATAGTCCCCTTTCCAAGTATGAAGTACAACCTCAAGCCCAGAGTCAGTTATTATCTTCAAGTTAGTTAATAACAGAGTATGAGATTCATCTGCTAGAGTAGGTTGGTCATCTGTCCATCTAGATATGAATTTAACTCCCTTATAGCCTAGTACCTTATATTGGTGTATATTATCTGTTAAATCACGCTGTGAAATTTCTATATCACCAGTCCATCCATAAGTACCTACCTGACTATAACTACTATAACAAAGCAGAAGTAGAATAATAATCCTCATGTTAATTAAGTTTTACCCATGTAGTACCATCAAATCCCCACCATCCTTTAGATATTATAGTAGTTCCAGTACCACCTGTAATATATATCATAAGTCCTTCTTCTGGAGAGACTATAGCTTCTGCCTGTATAGCAGTCATCTTAGGTAGTAAAAGACCTCCTTGGGAAGATACTAAAGTAGCACCTGTTATAGCACCATTAGCATCAGCAAATAGTCCATTGACTGATATAGGTATTGTCCGTGTAGCAAAACTAGGTAAACTTGGTAGCCTAAGTGTAGCACTATTATTTATAGTGACTGGCATCTTCAAACTAATAATGCCACCTGTATTATTTCCAAACATCAACTCATAGCTACTTAATGTCGCTGAATAGTCATCACTGGAATATACATTTAGTTGTTCATAAGTAGCATTGGCTACTATGATTGACTTACCACTTCCATTCTTTAATATTATATCCTTACCTGTAGCTGTATTACCTGCCGCTAATACCTCATCCAATGGTATAGCACAGTCATCTCCACCACTACCAATACCACTACCTATAAGCTCATGCCAAGAGCTATCAAGTCCATTAGTATAGTAGAACCTATGATTTATGTGCTTAATCAGAGTAGGATATTTGGTCCTAAAGGTATCTCTTTCTTTAAATATAAATCCACTATCTGTTCCCACAAACCCATACTTATAGTACCCATTACTAGTGACTACCGGAAAGTTTACTGGAGACTGAGCTAGTACTTCACCTATTATGAAGAGCTTCAAAAAGAAGGCTAAGACGCTAAGGAGCTTTTTCATGTATTGTAGTATGTAAATTCTATTACGTATATCTGTCCTAAGTTAAAGAACTGGTTAAAGTGCAACACTATGTTAGTAGTACCATATATAGGTGTAGCATAAGTTATCCTATCATTCCTATCTCTCATTAGTGCAGTACCATCTAACGCTACTCTTATAGTATCAGACTTAATGTTGTACCCAGCTAGTGAGATAGTAGTACCACCTACTACCACATTAGGATGTACTCCTACTTCCATCTGTAGGTACTTACCATAAGCGATAGTATTATTAGCTTGAGCAATTACTTCCTTTGCTCTACATATCTCCCAGTTTACCATCCTAAGCTGTTGATCTAAAGGTGGATAACAGTTCATAGTATTAAGTTTTTTCAGTACCATTGGTACTATTAACAATATCTAATAATTGCTTCTTACCTAGCAGAGTAATCTGCTTACTACTCTTAATGAAGTTCTCAAGGTATTGTTGATCTGCTCTATCAACTTCAATAACACCCCCATTATATAACTTGAGTCCCCAGTCATATAGCTTGATAACATCACCTTCTGGTTGATGTACTAAAGTCTCTGCTAATAACTTACCTAAATTAGCATTAGGTAATGCCTGTCCATCTAACCCATATATGGGTACATTAAAGTCTAGTTTCATATTATATTATTGTGAATGTCTTAGTTGTACCACCTAACTGCATCTTCAAGTTTGTACCATCATACCATATATCACCATTAACAGGAGATGCAGGTGCTGTACTAGTAGCAAGATTTACTGTATTAACAAACTTACTAGTACCATTAACATGAAGGTCATAACCACTAGCTCCCTCTACAGGCAGTATCTTAATACCTACTCTACTATTCAGGTAATGCATAGCTCTCGGTGTAGCTGAATAAATGCCCCACACATTAGTATAGTAGGTAGGGTTGTCCATGAGCGCTCCAGCAGGCATATAAATAAAATAAGCATCAGTCACATAACCGGGTGTAGCTCCCCCTGTTCCATTAGTTGTGCTCATTGCTAGGTTAATACCATACATTTTGCGTAAGCTTACTCTTGCACCGCCAACAGTAATGGTATCTATTCCCTGATATCGCACCTCAACATTCAAGCCTTCTATCGTTCCTATGCTCACTGCATAGTTAGGTGTATATTCCCTTATCTTCAAAGCGGCATGAACAAGTGTAGGATAATCTACTCCATATGCAGGTGGCGTCACATACAACTCTAAAGCCCAAGAGGTCTCTATAGCTGGGTCAAAAGCAAGTGGGTAAACATTGGTATAATAGTAAAGACCAAGTGTTGAGTTCTCTATCCTGATAGCAGGTGAGCATTTATTGACATATACACCCGTATTACGATTACTATACACATCGCCTTCTATCCGGGCAGCGTAAGTACTATTATAAGCTTTCACATAAAGACCATAGATACTTGCATCGCTATGTGAATTTATTCTTCCAAGGTTAGTTGCATCTGTATTAAGGACACCACCAACTGTCAGCTTGTTATCAATACGGTTCAACCCTGCAGGTATCCATAAGGAATAGTTTTGAGTAGCACCTGTTGCAGCTCCTGCTATATAAAGAGTAGCTGAATTGGTTACTGTAGAACCTGTACCTGATATGGTCAAAGGCTTTATTACCAACTGTGAGAATATCCCATGAGTACCACCAGCAGGGTACACTGTTGTATCCTGTGTACCTATTATCAGTGAACCATAGTTTGAACTCGGTATAATGTTAGGTGCTGATGTACTTCCACGCATACCAATCCTGAGCATTATATTGGTAGCCCCACCAAACTGGTATGCTGCTATATTACTACCATTCCCGGCTGAACCACTACTAACCCATAAGTTAGCAGCGTCTGATGTAGTAAAGGTTCTTAATGCACCATTTACTGTCAGCATTTTGGCAGTATCATCCCATGTAAGGTCAGGTGAACCAGTAAGCAGGTTACTCGCACTACCATAGCCTATCTGTGTAGCTGTAAGTGTGGTAGGTAACGCAGAAGCATCTACCGATTCCACTCTAAAGGTTGTTGCATTATGTACCATTACCTTATAGCTACCAGTAGCATATGTAGCTACACTTGTTATCTTAGCATTACCTGTTACTTGCAGCTTCTCTCCTGTGTCAGTGGTACTACCAATCAATGTACTACCATTAAGATAGTTAGCTGCCGTACCTTCCATATATAAATTCCATTTGTTTGCCGCCGCTACCAAATTGCTATGAAAACCAAAGTTATTTATGCCTTGACTTATGCCAGAAACCTTAAAGCCGTAAGCGTTGGTAATAGTCGAACCACCTTTTATACCATTAACTGCATTATATAATACAAAGTCTGTTATCACTCCAGTAAAACTTGCATTCATGTCAGCCCTTGCATGAAAGGCATAATAGTTGGTTAAAGCAGGGGCAGTAGTTGTAAATTCTACGTTAGAATTTATCCCGTAAAGGTGTGTTTTGGTAGGTATCTCAATAACTACTTTAGGAATAAGGTTTAATATAGCACCTGAACCCGAAAAGGTAGGTTTATGGTCACCGCTGAATACAAACGACCCTAAACTATTCATTGAAAATCTATTCATACCGTTTACCTGAAATTCGACAATATTTGAACTTGCCGCCCCTATGGTATTTAAGATAGCATCAACTCTAAGTAGGTTATATCCTGCTGTACTCCCCTGATTAATCGTTCCCTCAATAAGTAGTATCGGCCCTTCCGTACCTGATACCCCCGCAAATGAGCCAGAAGCCTTTAGCTGTTTAATACTATCTGTCCATGTAAGATTAGGTGAACCTGTAAGTAGATTAGCACCACTACCAAATCCTACCTGTGTAGCTGTAAGAACAGGAGTACCAGTAGGAACAATAATATTACCATTACCATCTGCAAATGTACCATTAATTGATACAGGCATTGTTCTTATACCACCATTTAGGTTAGGCATCCTAAGCTGTTGGTTCTGTTCTATATCTGTAATTGGCCCCCATAATGCTGAAGAATAACCATACTGATTACCTATAGATATTCCTCTATAGTCTACATAGTGAAAACTAGGGTCTGCAACAGCATTTGACTTTAACACTATCCCCAACCACGCATCTGTATCTAACTGTATAATTGGAGTACCAAATGTATTCTTTAATATTATATTCTTACCTATAGCTGTATCACCGGCACCTAATACTGCATCTAGTGTTGGTATTCCACCACTCTTTTCCACTAAGTCAGCATCATTAAGTGGGCTATCTACTGTCACATTAGGAAACCAATACTCCTTAACTGTTGCACCATCCTTCACATAAACAGAGAAATGCCCTACTCTATATTCTGGCTTATCTAAGTGTAATAGCACTTCAGTAGTACTATTATATAACCTATATATAATATTGTCACTCCAGTAACTCCTAGCATCTGTTGGGTTAGCTTGTGCTATACCTATAGCCTTATTTGTTCTAGTATGTGCTTCTGGATTATATGACATTTAACTAAATTGAATGATTCTACTAACAGGGTCTAATGCTGGCTTAACTATTGAGTATATATAGAAGTAGCTACTATCCCTATATATGTCAAATACTTGGTCAGGTATAGTTATACCATAATTCCATCCTACAGTATTTACCCAATTATTAAACCTAATTAAGTAATTAGGATACCTAAGTGCCAAGTACCTATTTGGCCCTGCATTAGTGTAATTAGCATTATAACTAACCATAGTATCTGTACGTATTAACTCTGATTCCTGATATAAGAAATTGACTAACTCATATATACTAAATGGTGTATCCTTCCAACCTACATCAATAGCTGTAAAGAGTGGTACTTCAGCAGAAGTACATCTATTCCATGTGGCTATATCTATCATATTGCAAATGAACTTGCTACTGTACTATCAGGTATGGCTATAGGTTCAACAAATGAATAAACATTGATACAGTTTGTTACTACGCCATTAAAAGTGTAAATGGTTCTCCCACCCGAAGCGTCAATATCGGTAAAGTCCATAAAAGCAACCTGTTCCTCTCCCGTAACCGTAAACCTGGCCCTTGTACCAGGTACAGAAGACACTATTTTACCATGCAAAGCACCATCGTTGGCTATAGCGGTAAAGCTGCTTGTCTTATATTCATTGCCTGCCTCAAAGGTTATTGTCTTGCCTATGTTATCCGAACTAACAAGGTTGTTTGTAATAAATCCAAAGCTGCCTGTCCATGTAACAGCAGTAGTAGCGGTATTAAATGTTATCTGATCTGCATTAAGTGTATCCATCAAGGTAATTACCGGAGCAGTAGTACCATTGATTACAAAAGACCTTATGATATGACCGCTGGTAGTTATCGTTGATGCTGTGGCATTAATAATCCCTAATGTGGAACTCCCAAAAACAAGGCTCATCGTACTGCTAAAAGTGATGTTGCCACCCATCGTTAAACTACATGGAATGCCTTCAGCAGCAGTAAGTGACATGGTGCCTGTATATCCGGTACAGTCAAGGTTTCCTATAATAGTATTTACACCCGTGTCCTGAATTACATCGCCGCTATTAGCCGTAAAGAACACATCATCTGTGGTCGTAGGTATTACTCCTGAAGGGTGAGCTGCCCCGCCATCCGTATCCGACCAGTTATTCGGGTCTGCCCATGAATTGCCTGTATTTCTAAAGTAGTAATTCATGCGGCAAATGATTTAGCGATTGTAATTATAGGGTCACCATATGCATTTACATTGATGCAGTTGGTGACTATACCCATATAAGTATTTATTGGCCTTCCGGCAGAGGCGTCTATATCGGTAAGGGTAATAAAACCCATCTTGCAGGCTGCTCCTTCATCCATAAAGAAAGTGGCTCTTGTACCTGGTACAGCAGATTTTATTACACTTAATGTTATCTTCTGGCTATTCGAGCCAAAAGCAGTAGTCATTCTGTAGGTGTTACCGGGCGTAAGAATAAGCCCACATTGTGCTGTGGTAGCGGTGAAGCTAATATTGTCAGTAACAAATCCAAAGGCACCTGCAAAGGTTACCATACCATTATTGGTACAAAACAGACTAATCATGTTCAGTGTGGAAAGCAGTGTTAATGTAACCGTAGTAGTAACTGATATTCTTACCCATTGCATACCACCTGTATCAAACGTAGTATTGGCTGCAACACCCATTGTGGTATCGGCAGTATGGTTAATGGTGCCTTTTATGTACCTGACTGTTCCTGTGTTGTATCCTACATTGGTGCCTAATCCAAAACTACCAAGTGTATCAATGGTAAGGTTGTTCCTAAGTACTCTTGAAGTAGAATTACCGGAAGTCCACACACAATCACCATTTATAACAATATGCGTGGTGCCTTCTGTAATGCTGTTATTAGTTGAAAACGTAAGGTTGCCGCCCAGGTATAATGTGGCCCCGTTTATTGTTCTTGTTCCATTACCGGTACTGGTAAGGAGTCCTGTCATCCACAAATCAGAAAGCAATGTATGAGTAAAACCATTGCCACCAAGGGTTACATTGTTCCATGTTATCTTATCTCCTGTTGCAGTATTGGTGGTATCCAGAACAGTATCCAGAGTACTACAGGTCAGAGTGCTGCCCGTTGTTATGACTGTCCCTTTGATATATTTTAAGGTTGCACCGTTAAATACAAGTTGTGAAGTAATGGTTATTATACCCGTTGTGTCTATAATGATGTTAAGCCGGAGTTGGGTACTCGTGCCTGTGTTACTCAGTGTGCTTGTGCCATTGAAATAAAGTACTGTTGTTCCATCGTGTATGGTAGCACCTGTAGTACAGGTAAAGTTGCCACCAATGAAAATAGTAAAGCCGTTGATTGTCTTACTTAAAGTATTGCATACAAACGTATTTGCAATGGTCATATTGGAAAGCAGGGTATAAGTTCCGGTTCCCTGCCAGGTCACATTGTTCCATGTAATACCATTGGTATTCAGGGTTGTAGGTGCAGAACAGTTAAGTGTTGAACCTGTTGTAATAACAGTTCCGGCTATATATGTCAGTGTACCGGTATTATAAGCAAATATGCCAACAAAGGTTATCGTGCCTGTGGTATTGATAGTAAGGTTATTTTGCAGGATGGAAGATGCGCTACCTGATGGGACAGAACCCGTACCATTCAGTATCATATGGGTTGTGCCTGATGTGGTAGTAGAGGAAGCAATAACACTAAAGCCACCTCCTATGTACATGGTAAAACCATTGATTACTTTACTATTGGTGTTACTTGCAAAAGTACCTGCCATACGCATATCAGAAAGCAGCGTATAAGGGCCGGTTCCACTAAGGGTTACATTGTTCCATACCATTGTATTGGTATCAAAGGTCGTGGTAGGTATAGCAGCAGCAGGGCAGGTCAGGGTATTGCCTGTGCTTATGATTGTACCTCTCACATATCTAAGTGTGCCAGTGTTATAGGCTACATTAGTACCCAGTGTAATGGTTCCCAGTGTGTCAATAGTAAGATTGTTCTGAATAGGAGAACTATTAGAGCTGCTCCATGTACCTGTACCATTAAGTACAAGGTTTGTTGTGCCTGATGTATTTACTGAAGTAGTAGTATGAGTAAGCCCGCCGCCTATATAGATGGTAAAGCCATTTATCACCTTTGATGCAACAGTACTGGTAAAGCCAGCAGTTGTCCTCCAATCATCTAAAAGCGTATAAGTGCCTGCTGCATTAAAAGTAAAACCGCCATTCAATGTCTTACCATTACTTCTTAGTGATGCTGTTGCATTTACTATCAAAGCACCTGTCCATGTGATTGTCATGGTGGCACTAAGCGTAACATTCCCGGAAACTGTTAAACCAGATGCACCAGTAACCGTACCTGAATATCCTGTAAAGTCAATAGATGCACAAACACCAGAAGTGCCTATATTTATAGTATTGAAAGAAAGTGAGGTTACAAATACATTATCAGCAGCAGTAGGCATATAGCCATCCCCAGGTCCACCATTGGTAAGTGACCAGTTGGTAGCCAGTGACCAGCTTGAGCTGCCTGCATTCCTAAAATATAAATTAGCCATCTATAATGCACGTAAGGTTAATTGTAAGATTGCTGATGTAACTACTGTAACACTATCTAAATTCCACCCTATATAGTCATTAGCATTTATATTCACATTCCAACCAGTAAGAGTAGTACTACTAGCTATATCTGTGCCTGCAAGTGTAGGCTTACTAGCTCCTGTAATAGTATCTACTACTGTAGGCTTAACTCCTGCTTTCTTCCATATATCAAAGACACAAGTACCTGCTACATCAGCTATAATATCCCATCCTGTAATTACAGCACTATATGGTATCCTTATATAACCTTTCTGCCCTGTAGTCAATACCATACCTAAACCATCAAGATTAACTCCTATAATCCTTATATTGAATGTTAGGCTAGGTATAGGTGCGCCACCACTACCACTACCACTAGATAGTGAGCTAGCAGAGCCACAGTTCTTCCATTTAGCTATGTCTATCATACAAGAGTATTACAAGGTTTAGTTTCAACTTTAACACAAGTATAAGCACCAACTCCACCACTAACATCAAGTGAGTATCCTGTTGGACAAGTAGCTATCTCAAATGCACTACCTCTTAGTAAACCACTTCTAAACATAATATTCAAGTCATCATCATCTGTAGCAGCAAATATCTGAGCAGCAGTATTATCATACCCTACTATAGCTATAGCATCATTTATAGTACCAGACCCATATAGAACAGCATTTACATAGTTTATTCCAGGTGCAATAGTAACTGGAAAGATATGCCACATTTTAAATTCTATAACTTCAGCTCCAGCAGCTGCACTATCAGCTATCATAGTACCATTAACTAAAAGCTTAAATCTATTATCTGCTCCTATACCCATATGTACAGTTCTTGCTGCACCTGCATTATTATACATAAATGATACTGTCATATCAGTGCCACCTAAAGTATTTACTCTACAATTAAATCCAGAACCTGTGCCCCCTAAGTGAGTATTACTTACAGTAAGTATCTCTCCTATTGCATATCCAGTTCCTGGATTGACTAAGCTTACACTAATAACAACTCCTATTGCATCAACTACAAAAGTACCTGTAGCTCCAGTACCTAAGCCACCTGTAAATGGCTTATTAACATAAGACCCAGTTACATATCCAGTACCACCTACTATATTATTAAGTGAAGCTACACCAGACATTAAACTATTTTTAGTACCATCACAACCTTGGTCAGCAAAGACACACTCCCTATTCATTGGACCATCTACATAATTACCTAGAGAGTTACACCATTGAGGAGTTAGTGTCATCTCCCCATATACAAAGGCATTAACAGTACCCGGAGGTAGAAATATACTACTATTACTAAACCCTGGCTTGTATATCCTACTACCATAAGAAGAGTATGGGGGATATGGATTAGCAATAAAGCAATAGTCTGAAGCAGAAACCGTAGCAGCTATTGTAGTAGTCTTCTTACAATCATCATTAGTTGTAGGAGTAAAGCCTACCCCTGCACAATTACATGCAGTAACCAAGTTAAAGTAGGTACTCTCTATGCTACCACAATCCCTAGCTACCTGAACCTCATACAGAGTCCCAGCATCATCAGGAGTAGTAAATATAATAGGTAAAGCAGTAAAAGGACTACCTGTAGGTATAGTATATCCACCCGTACTTCCTTTCTTCCTATATCTTACCTTCCAACCATCAGCAGGTAAAGTAGCTGGCGTTAAACTTGGTATTGTTACTTGTACCATATTATTAAGGTATTTCTATTGATGATACTGTACCTGCTGTTATTGGGTCACATACAGGGTCAGGACTAGTTACAAAAGGATATGGTGAACAGGCTACTCCCAAATACCCTGTATCTGAACTCTTAACTTCCACAGCTTGTACATTAGCATATAGCTCTATTTGCCAATAGTAGTTTGTAAGTGGAATTAAGCCTGTCTTTGTGATAGTAGCACTATCTCCAGTCCTAACTACTATTGTAGGAACTACAATAACACTATTATCACTTGACTTCTTTAGTGTAAATCTAACCTTAGTTATGCTAGTATTTAGTAAACTTACAGTAGCAGTAGCCTGAAGGTGAGTAATTCCACTTGTAGTAACAGCTATACATACAAAGTTAATCTCTTCCTGTATTCCATTATCATTACCAGTTGGTCCATTAATTGTACATAAAGCCTCTACTTTAAACTCTATTACCCTATTATCAGTAAGTATAGGAGATACTACTGCTCCTACGGCTAACCCTAGTGGATTAGGGGGCGTAAATCCAGTAGTTATCCAAGTAGTATCTCCCTTATATCTATAGGATACAGTTTGACCAGTAGCATTTGGGTTACTTGCCACATTATCACTATCCCATGTAAGATCAAATTGTGCCATATCATTTCTTTTTAACTATAAGTCCAGATGGGCCAGAACATTGTACAAACTTGTTAGTTACAACTAACCCTCTAGGGTTAGGACATGGTACATAACCATCTGTACAATTCATAGTACCTGCTACTAAGTAACATGTCTTAGTAACTGTACATCTATTAGCATCTGTTATTGTAAGTGTAAGAGGAGTTACTACATAGTCAAATGACTTCCCTGCCTGTAGCTTCAAGGTTATAGTAGGCTGATTAATTGGAGAGGTAGCTACAAATACACTAGTATCATAACTCCACAAGTAAGTAAGAGGGTCTGTGTATCCTGTAAGGTCTGTAACATCAAATGTAGCAGTAACTTCATCATCATGTACTGTGAAGCCCATCTCTGTAGCTATCATGTTACACACAAAGTCTATTGTAGTCTCTTCACAAGGCTCTGTGCTATAACAATCACTACTATTAAGATACATACTAGGACAGTTCACATATCTAATGTATCCTCTAAGTATTATATTTGCACTTGATTTAGCAGCCACAATCAGTTAATATTTGAGGGTCTATTCCCGATAATAATATAGTTAATTGATTAAATGCGTCACACATCTCTGTACAGTTACAATTACAGTTACTACTAGTAGTTAATGCGTAATGTAGTAACATTATATTGCTAGCTATCTTCTCTTTTGAAGGGTCTTTTGTCTCTTCAACCAAGTCCCCTAAGAAGGTAGCTACCTTACATCTGTATGTAATATCTACAAATATACAGTTCATTTCTTGGAAGTAGCCACCATTATTTACTTTGAAGTATGTTATTTGCAGCTTATATATCCCATCAGTATAAGTAGATAGACCAAAGAATAGAGGATTCACTACTAATAACCCATTACTCAAGTCTAAATACCACTTATTAGTAACTACTGGAGCAGCTAGTTCAGCAATAGTATATTCTTGTGTAAACTCTGTCCCACAGGTTAAAGTACCTGTAACCTTAACACTACTATATGGAGGACTACTTACTATAGTAGCTATAAGATTAGTTATCTCATCTGACTGAGCTACTAGAACATCATCACTACTTATATAAGTTATTGTCATGTCATCCTATTTTCTATGTTACAAAAAAAGGTGGTTGAAACCACCTCTTACAGATCAAACCATTAGGTTTAATATTTCTTGAAAAACTACAGGTTACGCAAGACTCTCAATACCATCTGTAGCAGGAAGCAATAAGCCTGTCCTAGTATTTGTACAATCCATAGCAGATACATCATCAGTCAAAGCTCCAAACCTATTTGCAAAGATAAGGTCTAAGACTCCAATTAAACCTGTTAAGGTAGCACTATCAGCACATGGTATTCCAATTACAGTTCTTAGGTTATTGAGATACTCCAGCCATCCACCCACGCTAAATTGGTCATAGGCAAGTGCTACAGTATTATACATTGCTGACTCTACAGCCAGATACTCAATATTCTTAGGAAAGCCAGTACTCATAGTAATCCTATATACACCTGGATTACCATTCTGTCCACCAGCTACATATTCCTCTTGTTTCAGGTCATAGCCACTACCCTCTAAGTACTGCAATTCCTGAAACACAGTAACAACTCCATTACATATAAATCCTTCTGACAAAGAAACAATGAAGTTCATCCCTGTCTTATGGTACTTAACATTTATCTGACCAAATGTAGGTCTTACTTCCGAAGTACCTGTAAGCCTAAGATTAAGACAAGCTCCTGGATAAGTAGTCTTGAAAGTAGGAATATCAGTTACAACTTGATTTGTCAATGCAGTACCAGTTAAAGCTACACCTGTAACTGGAGCAGTAATCACTATTGTTTCTGTATTTGTGCTATTACCACTTTTCTTCCTTATAGTCAGAACAGCACCTGAACTAGTAGCTCTGAAATTACTAGTAGAAACAGCATTGATAGCATTCTTCATTGCAGTAGCTATCACAGTAGCAGTATCAGCAGATGTAACAGCAGCAGTAAATGCCTCTGCTCCAACTGTAAATCCAAGTGAACCTGTAGCTGAAGCCGGTCCTGTAACAGTAGTTACTATCTGATTTGATAACAATGATGCTGTAAGCAACTTATCAGGGTCAGCATTAATAGCAGCAGCTAAACCTGCTGCCAACTCTGTACAATCACCTGTAGGGCAATCTGCACACTCATCTGCACAGCAAGCTGTATGATAAGCATAACTCTTAGTCACATTATTGTAACCATTAGTCATGTATGCAGCTACAGACCTAAACTCTACTTTAAGTATGTAGTCAGTATCACACTTGGCACTATAGCCACTAACATCAACTATCTTTGGTATCTCAACAACATGACCTTTAACAGTTATTGATTTTGTGTTCCTTGCTTGTATGACTTGACCTGCTGATTTTCGTAGGTCTTCCATGTTAGCAGTACCACCACTTGTTCTATTGATACCTAAAGCTATAAAAATGTCTTGGCAGTCTCCCAGTACTGAACCATTAACTGATAGCCCTGTATGGTAGTTGAATATTCCAATCTGCCCATTCTTCAATGAATCAACCCTCAAACCAGGTCCAAGGATAGCTTGATTACCACTAGTTACTAGTACTTGTGAAACAGGATTTTCTGTTGCCATTTTTTATCTATTTAATTAATTATGTAATTATCTTGCAAAACTCATTTTGTTCATCTTCACATTATAGTAAGGGGAACTCTTACCATTAGCAGCTATTACTACTGCTAAATCAACTATCTCCCTATGTGTGTTACTTGGTAACTTACAATCTGCCCTACCAGTTAAGACAGTTCCATCTAGCTTATTATAAGTCCCACCTATCCAATCAGCAGCATTGTGCATCTCTACAGGCTTCTTTAGATATTCTATACATAGTTCATTCACTATAAACTCACCATTATTATTGAATATCCTTATACCACCATCATTGAACCTTATATTAGCTACTCTCCATCTGAAAGAACTTCTGTCAAAAGGTGACATATCCTGCTCATCATCATGCTGTATCTCCTTAGTGAACAATCTCCTATCTTCACAACCATCCTTTGAAGCATATACCTTACTATTAAGATGAAACCAGTAATCTGGTGGCAAAGCCGCCAATACACTCCCAGTATCATAAGCTACCACACCCTGCCCTACTCCCTTCTTCTGGTCTATTACTATTGTCCTTAAATCATCTATACCTCTCTGATTAACCTCAAATCCATATTCAGCTCCTATCTTTGGATTTGCCCTCATCTTAACATATACCTCTTGAGCTTCATTAAGTAACCAGTCCATCTCAGGGATTTCAAAGTCTTCATCTCTTTGACTATCTACACTATTGTACTTCATTTTGAAGTCAAATTGCATCTCCCTAATAGTCATGTTACTTTATTTTATCCAATATCGCCACTTTAAGCTTCTGATTATTTGGGTCTTTAAACCACTTAATAGCTTGGTCAATATCTATACCTAGTAACTCACTCATATAGAATATTGATTCTCCCTCTTTAGTAAGTACATTCTGTGATAGACCAACCAGTAATGTAGCTCTTAAATTGACTTCTTCTCTACCCATCTTAGCATATCTCAAGAAAGGCTCTAATCTCTCCTTATCTAGCAGTATCTCGTCTATCTCTGCATTGATAAAGTCTGCTGTCCTACCCTTGAGGTTCTTCTTAGATAGTATCTGTATCATAGAAGTCTTATCAGTATCAGTCATCTTATCCAGCATAAGATAAGCTTCTTTCCTATGGTTAGCCATAATAGCTTTACCAGCTATCTCTTCTACCTCATCTACTATGTAGTGAGTAGCCTCTGGATATAGACCATCTTCATAGTCCTTTAAGCTATTAGCTACCCTACTTGAAGCCTTCATGTTCTTTATCTTCACATACTCAGCAGGTTTTTTCATATCAAAAACCTTAGTATGATTAGGTAATGGTATCCATGAAGCCTTACTACTCCAATAAGGATGTGGACTATCTGGACTGAAAACATTTGATAAGTCTACTCCTAGTATCTTACCATAATGCTCTGCTTCTTCAGGTGTAAGTCCAGTAGCATATCCACCTGTTTTCCTATCAAAAAGAACTTCTAGTGTCTTTGGCTGGGCAAAGTTCTCCTTACCCTTCTTGCCATGCCACTTCTCTGTATCTAGAGGGCGTACCTCTACCAAAGTGTCTGTCTTAATCATATATGTAGTTTAACCTGTACCTGTAGTTTCAACCTATTAAAAAGGGGGAGACCCACACGAATCCCCCTTCTTGTTTAAGCTCGTGCTAAGATTAACTCTCCACACTTACTTATATCTTCAATGTGTAATCCACACTGCTTTTGAACGTGCATCTCATAGTAGTCACCAGAGTGTGCCTGCTGTCCCTTGTTAGCTGGGCCATAAGGTGTCTGCAAACCACACACATAAGCTAACTTCAAGCTATTAGCTTTGTGCATAATAGCAATGTTACCGGAACCAAAGTCTGTACCCTGTCCACTAAAGTCAAGGAATGTTATCCTCTGTGACTCTTCTGGATACCCAGTAACAGGGTCAATAGCAAAGTTAATTTCCCTATCATCATAGAGTGGATTATGAATTAACTCAAGTTCTGCTCCATTTGCCATACGATACCTCACATATTGGAAGCCTGCTTCCAAAGCATTAGTATGATAGGCAGAAGTAGTCTTATTGATAAATACTTGGTCAACTACCTGAATAAACCCTTTCCTCTTCTCATTCCAATCCTGTATAGCTCTGTGGAACTGTATCATTCCATACTCCCCACTAAAGCCCTTAATATGCCTAGCCTTCCCAGGTTTCACCCTAGAGTAGAAAATATCCATAAGATATTCCTCTACAAGTCTAGCTGTAAGAACAGAATAGTAGTGTACATGGCTATCCTCAAGGTACTCTTGTACCCCTGGACCAGAGTAAATAGGTCTACCATTAGCACCTAATACAGTATCTGTACTACGGCTATACCAGTAGCCTCTTTCAAGCTCTCTATACCATTGTTCCCAGTATTCCACTTCTGCATACTTAATCCAGCTATCATGCAGTCTACCCTTATTATCGGGTATCTTTACAGCAAGAACTTCCTGTGCAGCATCACCTGTTACACGATATTTCTTTCTGTACCTACCCATCCTGCTAGCCAAGCTAATAGGAAGGCTATACTGTGTGCTACCTGATTGTTCAGCAGCTTCTTCATACTGTGAGAACAACTTAGCCCATTGCTGTCCGGGCTGTAGGTATTGTGGTGGCATAAACCATTGAGGGTCGTCACTCATACCTCTAACCTCATAGATATGCCCATTACCATGCTTAAATGATTGACTCTGTATCCTAACCTGTAACTTCTTGTTAGAAGTACCTGGATGGATAACATCACCTGGAATGTACCAGTCTTCATCAAGTTTCATCTTGAAGTTCTGCTTCCATTTTCCCGGTGTAGTATTACTATCAGGCTCAACATTCTCAACAAGTACCAGTGGTCTTACAGAAGCTCCCTTCATATCCCATTCCCACTGTGTTGTTGTAATTGTCTTCTCTGCTTTACCTGCCAGAAGTGTTGACAATGGATTGTCAGAGTATCTTGTAGCGGTAAATAACTGGTTCATCTTACCCTCAAATACTGTAGGCTTAGCCAATAGAGCAGCCCCTAAGTGGTTTAACTCTGTCATATTAGCGTGCCAAGGCATCTGCTTAGTGATAAGTTTGTTGTTTAGTCTCGCCATTGTTATTTATTTTTAATTAATCTATGTAATCACTTAATGATTTAACACCATTTGTTCTTAGATTACCACCCTTAAACCCACTTACTCTGGCTTCTTTCACTCTAGATTGTGCCTTCTTCAAGGTCTTTGTCTCCTTTTCTGCCACTATATCAGAGAAATCAAAGTCATTAGTGAGTATCTGTGCCAGTAGGATGCACTTTCTCTTGTCTTTTTGGGTGTTAGCAGCTAGTACCTTCTGTATATCCACAAATAACTGTGGTACAAACCTGTTCTTTCCAACCTTTACAGTAGGTTTAGTGATATAGTCGTTGATTTTCTTCTTATCAGCTATCTCTATACCATTAATTTCATCGCTTTTATCAAGAACTTCCTTAATTTCCTTGTTAAACTCCAGAGTATCTGCATCTTCTTGGGCTTTCTTAGCCTTTACAGCATCCTCTATGGCTTTAACCTTCTTTTCATGTGTAGCTTTTAGCTTATTATTCCATCTTGTAGCATAATCCCTCTCTTTTCCGCTCTCCTGTATGTATTTTATCCTATCTTCCAGCTCATCTGCCTCTAATTGCTCAACATTTGTTATATAGTACCGAAGCACATTAGCAACATGCTTCTTATTGTTCTCATCAAACTTACTAAAATCCAGAGGCTGACGCATGTGGTTAATGTAATCTACCTCATTACCACCATCTCTAAGGAACTTTAGATACCTTTTTCCATCATCACTCATTTCCTCAAAGAAAGCCTCAAAGGTCTCTTGTACTCTACCTTCTACTTCACCATCTACAGCTTCAAAGAAATTCTCTTCATCGAACTTAGTATTCTTCTTAACTTCTACAGCCTTGAAGAATCCCCTATCCTTCAAATCCTCAGCTAAAGCTGTAAATAGCTTCAGTTCTTCCTCATCTACATCTCTGTCTCCTTCATCATCCTCTTCATCAGTTTTAGCCTTTGCCTTAGGCTTAGCGGTATCCTTAGCTCTTCCATCTTCCTTCTTATCCTTATTATCATCATCATCTTCCTCATCATCATCTTCCTCAATCTCTTCTCTTCTCTTAGCAGCTTCTCTTTTCTTCTTCTCTGCTTTGTCTTCTTCATCTGACTTAGCTTTAGGTTTTGTACTAGGTTCTTTATCATCAAAGGTGAAATCCACATCTTCCTCTTCCTCTTCTTCACCTTCATCCTCTGGTTTAGCCTTAGCCTTCTTAGCCTTAGCTTTGTCATCGTCTAACCTAGTTTTCTCCCCTGCATCATCATCTTCATCCTCTGTAACATCTCCTTCCTCTTTTACCTCTTTGATTATCTTGTCTATGTGACTCTGGCTGAACCCTGCATCAGCCTTTACTCCGAAGAAGCTCTCTTCCCCATCGTCAAGTGGGAAGGTAGCTAGTACATTCTTTGCCATAACCTGTTGTAATTTAAGATTTAAACTGAACTTTTATTCAGATTGAAACTGAACTATTTGATTAAATGATTATAGAGCAAACACCTATTTTTGACCAGTAGGTTTGCTTGCTTTCTTCCTATCAATTTCAACATACTCTTTATCTATCTTCTTCTGATGCTCATCCTGAGCCTTCTGATGTTGAAATTTCTGCTCTTCCAATGACTGACTCCTCTCTTCTGTTGCTGCCTTCTGGCCCTTAATAGCCAAGTCTCCCTGTATCTTAGCCACTTCCAATACATCTGGTATTAAATTATCATTCACATCCTTATCCTCTGCAAAGCCTAAAGCAGTAATAGCTCCTACTTCCTTCTTAGTCTGCCTATCTTCTCTAGCCTTCACTATTATCTCATCAATAGCATTCTTATGTCTATCAGTCTCAGCCTGTGCAACCATAGCTTGCATTTCCTTCTCATGCTGTTGCTGTCTCTTAGCTATTGCATCTTCTCTCTGCTGTGCATGAGCATCAGCTACAGCTAATTGTTCTTCTACATCTTGTAGACTATTAGACTTCATAACCTTAATAATATCTCCCAGAGTAGCCTTATCATTCTGCATAGCAGCTTGAGCTAGATTAACTATTGCATTCTTAGCATCTTCATCCTTAGCAGAATTAGCTACATATAGCCCTATCCTACTATTCCTTAGCATATCCTTGTTCTTCTGGTTCAAGGATAGCATCTTCAAACTCATATCATCAAGTACCCAATGAAGTACCTCTGGAGCATCATCCTCACTATATCTACTCTTAGCTACC